CGATGGAAAGCGACGGCACTCACGTCGTGATGTCAGTCAATGGGCCAACGTATATTTACAACGGTGCCTCGGTGACGCAGATCACCAGTGCTGATTTCCCAGGCTATGTATGGATGACCTATCTGGATGGATACTTCATCGGGGGTCCGGGAGATGGGAAGTTTTACATCAACCATACGGCCTTTGATCCCACCGGATGGAATGCTTTGGATTTTGCCACGACGGAATCGGGACCCGATGACATCGTAGGCGCGATTGTTGATCATCGGGAAGTCTTTCTCGGAGGCCGGCAGAAGTTCGAGGTTTGGTACAACTCCGGCAGCGCTGATTTCCCACTGACCCGGACCGCTTCGGGCTACATGGAGATAGGCCTCGCTTCCCGATTCGCTATTACCAAGGCCGACAATTCGGTGTTCTTTGCAGCTTCTGACGGCACGTTGCGGCGGGTAAACGGATACACACCGGCCAGGATTTCCACCACTGCCATTGAACAGGCCATCGCCAAGTTCACTTCCAAGGACTGCATTGCGCTGTCCTGGGTGGAGAACGGGCATACGATGGTGGGTTTCTCCTACGCCGATAACACCTTCGTGTATGACGCCTCGACCCAGTTGTGGCACGAGCGTCAGACCTATGGGATGAAGAACTGGACGGTGGGTTTTGTCGTTCGAGGCGAGGGAATCACCATCGTGGGCGATGCGAACTCCAACCGCATCGGAATTCTATCGGCGGATGTGTTCGGGGAATGGGATGAGCCCCTGGTCTCGAGCATCGTCTCGCCCACCACGCCGAACGTTCAGCATGCCTCATTGCAACTGGAATATGAGTCCGGCGTAGGCACGATTGACGGGCAAGGTGTCGATCCCCAAGTGATGCTGCAATATTCCGAGGACGGCGGGAGGACCTGGAGCAGCGAGATTCGCCAGCCCTTGGGCCAACGAGGCGATTTCAAGCGCAAGGCGATCTTCAATCGGCTGGGCACCCCTCGGCTGGGGAATCGGGTTTACAAGGCGTCTGTGTCGGATCCCGTGCGCCGCACACTCATTCAAGCTCTGCTGAATGGTCCGTAATGCCGCTCGGTAAAGGCTCTCAGCATTTCCCGACCGATCAGCGCAGTTGGGACCAGTGGAGCCGGACTGTTCCAGTTGCGCCCGATCCTGAATCAGTGACAACGGTTACGGTAGCCGATAAAGCGGTAACAAACGCCAAGCTCCGCGATAGTCAGCCAGCGAGTGTGATTGGGCGCGTAGCCGCCACTTCGGGGCCTCCGGCCGATATCGTCTCCACTGCCGACAGCTTTCTAGTCAATCGCGGCGGAATATTGGGCTTCGGTACGATTGCCGACACCGATATTCCTGCAACCCTCGCACGGGATACGGAAGTCACCTCCGCAATTGCAACCGCACTGACGCCATATATCACGCAAACCAATGCGGATGCCCGATACGTCGCTCTAGCGAACGTCCTCAATGGCTCCAAGTCATTCGATCCGCCCAGTCTGCCGACGGGCGCTCAGACCGCAACGACCGTGACAGTCACGGGGGCTGCCGTGGGTGACTTTGCGCAAGCATCCTTCGGTGGAAGTTTGGGCGGTATCATCCTGACCGCATCCGTGGATTCAGCCGATACGATCGTTGTCTTATTCCTCAATATGACCGGATCTACCATCGATTTGGGTAGTGCGACTTTGCGGGTGAGGGTCTGGAAGCAGTGAGTGACGAACTCACCATTCTTCCCAACCCCAGCCGGGAAACGATTCTACGGCTTCAGGCTGAACTCGCGAAGTTGCCTCAGCTTGCCTTGGATACGCAGCACTTCTTCGTCAAGGGAATGTATGCGAGACAGATCACCATTCCTGCCGGAACAACCCTGGTGGGGAAGGTTCACAAGTCAGAGCACTTTTTTATGCTGCTCAAGGGCGATATGACTCTTTGGACCGAAGAAGGCATGAGGCGTGTTCAAGCTCCTTACGTCGCTTGCGCAAAACCTGGCATCAAACGAGTGGGTCTTGCCCATGCCGATTCTGTTTGTATCAACGTTCATACGACTGAATTGACCGATTTGGACCAGATCGAGGAGCAGTTGGTCGAGAAGGAAGAGTTGCCCATGGTTGAAGTTAAAAACGAGGCGCTCGAATGTCATTCGTAGCTGTTGCGGTCGCGGGTGCCGCTGTTGTAGGAGCCGGTGTCTCGATCTATTCGGCCAATAAGGCGGCCGGAGCGGCCAATAGAGCGGCCAATTCATCGATCGGTGAGCAATCACGTGAGTATGACCAGGCCCGTGCCGACAATGCGCCGTATCGGAACACGGGTACGAGCGCGCTGAATCAGATTGCCAAGCTCTATGGTCTGGACACTACGGATGAAAACGGAAATCTGGTCAAAGGAAGCGGGAAAGCCGATTTTTCCTCCTTCACGACATCGCCTGATTATCAATTTGCCCTCGGCCAAGGCCAGGACGCGATCAATCGGTCGGCTGCTGCTCGAGGTGGATTGTTGTCAGGAGCAGCCGTGAAAGCCGGGCAAACCTATGCCACTGGATTGGCTGATCAGAATTTCGGCGGTTATGTCAATCGCCTAGCCGGAGTTGCAGGAGCAGGGCAGGCGGCGACCAATGCGACAACGGCCGCTGGCACCAACATGGCGAACCAGAATAGCGCCGCGATCACCGGGGCAGGAAATGCCAGAGCATCAGCCTACAACGAGAACGGACAAACGATTGCGAATACCACGAATGGACTCGCGAGCAACTATCTACTTTACAGATACTTGAACCCGGGTACTTCCACCACCCAAGCGCCGCTGGGACCTTAATACATGGCTGTTTATAACCCGATCAGTCTGGGCGACATCTATCAGCAAGCCAATGCCATCAAGGGGCAGCAGTTGCGCCAGCAGATGGGTGACTTGCAATTGCAGGAAGCGCAGAAGAGTCGTAATGATCAGGAGGGTATAGACCAAGCATTGAAGGATAATCCGAACGCCAGTCTGGCAGATTTGGTCAAAGCCGGTGGTGGGATGGCTGGAGTTCAAGCATCCACACAGGTTGGGCAGGCCCGCGCACAGGACAATCAATTTCAGCTACTGCAACAATTGCATGGGCTTCAGCAGCAGAAGTTCCTGACTGACCAAGTAGCGTCAGATCCAACCAAGATGCCGCAAGTTGCACAACAGTTGCAGAGTATTGGTGTACAAGGCCATCCAGACGGATGGGAACACCTGCCGCCGCAACAGATTCAGGCTAACGCGACCCAAGCATCGCAATCATTGGATGCACAGATCAAGGCCCTTACTCAGCAATTGGTGTCCCCTGACAAACAGTTTGAAGCGCAGCAGGCGAGCGCACTGGAAAACCAAAAGCAGTTGGGTCCCGGCGGGGAGCTCAAGCGCAAGCAATTGGAGATCGACGCGGCCAATGTGCGCGCGGCCGCTGAACGGGCACAGCAGGCGAGGGGGCAGAACATCACGATGCGCGGTCAGGACCTCGAAGCCGCGCGAGCCGGCATTCCAGCAGGCTATGAGCGCGACCCGAACAATCCGGGTGCACTGCGACCCATCGTTGGCGGCCCGCATGATCCGAATGCAACCTCTGCCGGCATGGATTCACGCTCCAGTGTGATGTTCAACCGGGTGGCTGCATCAGCAAACGAAGCGGTGACGGCGCTCAAGAACATTGCCGAACTGCCCGTGACTACGAGTACCGGCTGGTTTGGCGGCGCGCAACCCGCAACGACCCTGATGGGCTCGGTCAAGAGCGTGTTGGGTCAAAAGATCACGAGTCAGGAAGCCCAAGACTACAAGACCATGATTGCGGGTGTTTCCCGGTCGCTTTCGACGATCGAAACCGCGGGCCTGGCGCCCAATGGCTCCATCACGCATTCCATGGACAGCATCACGCTGAATGAAGGCGATTCGCAGCTCACGAAGCTTCGAAAACTGGCCGAGACGCGGCAGATTATCGAAAAGGGTATTGAGCCCAACCTGTCCAACCCGAAGTTGGCACCCGCCCAGCGTCAGCTCATCGAACGAATTGTGTCGGACGTGCAACAGGCAATCCCCTTCACGCAGCACGACATTACGAAGTTACAGCAGTCGAAGAATCCGAACGCGACGCTCATGGACTTCGCGAAACAAACGGGACTGCCGACAACTCAGCAGGCTCCGGCACAACCCCAAGCCGGACCACATCCAGCGAATATTCAATCACTGCTGGATAAATATAAGTAATGGCCGACCTCACCGACGTCTACGCAGCGCTGCAGAAAGCAGATGCGGCAGGCGACACCGCAAGTGCGAAACAATTGGCCGATTACATCCGCTCGCAGGCCACGCCTCAGCCTCGGAATTTTGATGCCGTGAATGGGGAAATGGTGCCTACCGGATCTGCGTATGCGAAAGCGGCTCAATCACCTATCGCAACGCCAGATCCCAATTCGAACTCGCCAGTGGGATCTGAGATTGGCGCCATGGTCAGCAACTATCTTGCTGGCCGAGGGAAAGCGATCGCCGATCTCGGCCGTGGCGCGGGTCAATATCTGGGGCTCGTAAGTCGCCAGGATGTGCAAGACTCGCGTGAGCGTGATGCCCCGCTCATGGCAACCACTGCAGGCAAACTCGGGAATATCGAAGGGAATATTACTTCCACGTTACCTGCGTTGGCTATTCCAGGTGCCAATACCGTGGCTGGGGCAGGGCTCATAGGAGCCGCCACAGGGGCTTTGCAGCCTTCGGTATCCACGGGTGAGACCGTGCGCAATACGGTCCTCGGCGGGGCTCTGGGAGCGGGTGGCCAGGTGGTAGGCAATGCGGTTGCTGCGGGAGCTCAGAAGATTCTCGCGAAGCGTTCTGCCGCCGCTGCGCAGGCGGAAGCCGCCAATTCGGTTCGCGATGCCACTCTCGAAGCATCGCAGGAAGCCGGCTACGTGGTGCCACCTACAACGACCAATCCCTCACTGACCAATACCGCACTCGAGAGTGCATCGGGCCGGTATGCCACCAAGCAGGCGGCGCAGGTCAAAAATCAGGCAGTTACTAATCGACTTGCGGCTGAGGATTTGGGTCTACCGGCGAATCAGCCGATCACGCAGCAGGCTTTACAGGACGTGCGCTCAAAAGCAGGTCAGGTCTATGCGCAGGTGAAGAAGGCCGGAACGATCCAAACGGATTCAGACTATCTGAACGCACTCACCGGCATTACGAATGCCTCAGAGGACGTAGCGAAGGCATTTCCCGGCGCAACTACTCCTGCCGCCGACAAGATTGATACGCTCGTCAATTCCTTGGCGCAAGACAGTTTCAGTGCCGCACAGGCTGTGGAATACGCAAAGCGATTACGGCAACAGGCATCTGCTAACTTCAAACTCGCTGGGCGCTCAGCGAATCCGGAGGATCTCGCGCTTGCGCAGGCTCAGTCCAAGGGCGCGAATGCGCTTGAGGAGATGATCGGAAGGCATTTGGATGCCAGCGGCAAACCGGATCTTTTGAAGCAGTTTCAGGACGCCCGCAAATCCATCGCCAAGACTTACACCGTTGATGCGGCGCTGAACGAGGCAACCGGAAATGTAGACGCCAGAATTCTGGCAAAGCAGCTCGAGCGCAATGCGGGTATCGATGGCGGACTGCGAAAAGCGGGCGAATTTGGACAGGCGTTCGGGGAAGTTGCGGGAGAACCGGTCAAAGGACCTGGTGTTTCCAAGCTCGCCTTTGCCAGCGCCGCTGGCGGGGCTCTGCTGGGGCAACCCCAATTGCTTGCATTGCCAGTCGCCTCCGCCGCAGCGCGCAAGACATTGCTCGCTCAGCCGATCAATCGGTTCTTGGCTCAGCCCAACTATGCCCCCGGCGCACTCGGAACCATCACTTTGAATGCACTGAAGCAGTCGCCTCGAGCGGTATTGCCCGCAACGGCCGCAACTCTGCCGCTAATTGAGGCGAATCAGTAACACCCGTCGGACACGCGGGTTTTTCACGCATTTCAGTATCGCCCACTTCAGTGGCGCGACGATCCCGCCCAGAAATATCAACAGTATCAGTGGGCGTAGTAGTAGCCCCCATTGCCAGCTTTCCATAGGATCCCTATGAGTTTGTTGTTCGCTCCGCCATTCTATCGGGTGACGGATAATCTCAACGCGCCCATTCCAGGCGGGTTCGTTGGCTTCTTCGCCACCCAGACTACCACGCCCCAGGCGGTCTATGCCGATGCGGCTTTGACGATCGCTTTACAGAATCCAGTCCAGGCCGACGGCGATGGCAACTTGCCAGCGGTTTGGCTGGATGATTCCCTACCAAAGTACAAATACATCATCTACGAACCGGACCAGGTCGATCCGACAGTACCCGGTTCAGTGATCCGCAGCGGCGATCCCTACAACGCAGATCTCAACTATAGCGCCGTCCTTCCAGTCATCCATCCGGTGACAACAGCGGAAGCCGCGGCGGGTGTTTTGGCTAGCAGCGTCAATTTTCTCTATTCGGTGGGCCATGTCTACCGTTACGGGACGAATACCAATCCCGGCACCACTGATATGACGGTGGCGATCAACACGGCCGCCAACGTCTGCCGACAGGGCAATTACGTATTGCAGCTTCCGGCGGATATTTTACTGGTGTCCGGTTCCGTCGATTTCAGCAACATCACCGTGAAAGGCCTGGGGGGCGTATGGGGAGGATCCGGCTATATCAAACGTTCTAGCGGATCCACATTCGATATCGTCACGAGTACCGGCGGTACGATCCTGCAGGATATGCGAGTAGACGGCGGAAACTCCGGTGCCACCGCGGGACTGACAGGCGACAACATCAGCTTCAAGGCGACATCCCCTGCGCATCCGTATCTCAACACGCTGATCAACGTTTCGAGTACGAATGCGCGTGGGCGGTGTTGCTATATCGAACGCGGTGGCTATACCTCGTTCTTCCACGTTCAATTTTTGACCGCTGGATTGCATGCGCTCGAATGCTATGCAGCCTCTGTAGCGGATGAAAACACGACAATCCGGGACTATGGAAGCTCCCAGTTTGGAAGCTGCCCGAACGGTTTCGGCATCAAACTCACCGAATCGGTTTCCTGTGCTTTCCACGACAGCATCATTGAGAATACTTGGGGTATCCAACTCAATGGTCAGGACAACCGCGCTCTGACATTCGATGGCGTCTATCAGGAAGTCACGCAGGGAACGGTATTTACAGGCCAGATCGTGGGCACGACTCTGACGGTTCTCAGTATCGTCAGTGGACCGCCTCTCACCTTGGGATGCGGGCTCTCCAGTGGAGTGGCTGCCAATACAGCCATCACCGCCTATGGTACTGGAACGGGTGGAATCGGAACCTATACCGTCAGTGTCTCGCAATCCGCAGGGCCTGGACAGATGAACGGTAGTCAGATGTTCATCAACGACAATGGTGGCGGAGTGGGTCTCATAATCCGCGGGTGCTTTGGCGGCAATGTCAATATGCCCCCGCTGGCCAATTGGCAGAATGTTTACTATCAGGGCAATTCCAACTTATCCGAAGGCCCGATTCCCTCGGCGGGACGCATACAGACCAATTCAGCGGGGCAGGGTAGCGTGTCGGCAACAGGGGATGTAACGGCCGCTCAATTGAGTTTGGCCCCGGGGACCTATCGTCTTTCCGGGGTCGTGCAGACTATCGTCAGCAGCGGAGGCGGATCCGCCACTCAGCTGGCCTGTCAGATAACGACCAACTCTGCCGCAAGTGGTTTGTCAAACAGTGTGTCCAGTCTGGTTGAAGGTGCCGCCCAGACCCAGTCCTTTGGCGCATCTCAGGACGCGCGGGTCAGTGCGTTCACAGAAATCCAGGTCTTCAGCACGACGACGTATTACCTACGTGCTCATATTGCACTCACCGGGACTATTACGGAAGCTTACAACGGTCAACTGCGCGCGGAGTTGATTGAGTGAATGACGACGAGCATGCCACCACACGCACGCTCAAGCGGGTCTCACCATTCTGGAGTTGGGTTCGCGCTAACCCGAGTCTCGTCATTGGTGGCTTGGGCGTCATCATCAGCGGGGCTGTGGGGTGGCACGATCTGAAATCCCGGATGGGGACCATCGAGACCAAGGTGGATGAGATTGCCAAAAGGCCCCCTGCGGTGACGAACGAGCAATTCTCGCAACTCAAGAATGAAGTCGAACAGTTGCGCAGCGAAGTAGATCGTCAAAAGGGACGGTGGGAGCAGGTTGACTCCGTATCAGAACTCAAAAGCCATCGAGCTAGACACTGACGTGTGAGGCATGATGGAAGCATTAAAACGAGCGCGAGATCGAATCCATGATCTCATCGATCGGTTACTAGACTTCGGGGACCGTCTGCACCAGCAGGCACGTGAGGAAACAGATGATCCTGAAATGGCGGCCCGTCATCGCCAGGATGCAGAACTCGTCCATGAAGCGCGCAAAGAGATCTGGGAGCAAACGAACGCGATGAACGTTCATTCTGTGGACCATTCAGTCCATGGCAACAGTGCTCCCGTGCACACGCAGACTGTAAAAACCGCTCCACAGACACAAACGGTGAATATCTCAGAGCGGACGCTGGCGATCATCGCCTTTGGCTTCGCGATTGCTGCGTTCGTAGTCTCGCTATGGGCGAATTCGGACAACACAAAGATTCGCGAAGAACTGTGGCGGTCTGAACGAGAATCGCGCGTCTTGCAACAACAGGTAATGGATCAGTCGGCGCTCTTGCTGAGAGAGGGCATTCGTCAACCCGGAGACCTGACTAATGGGCCATCCGGCAATATGGATTACCAACGGAGAAAGTAACATGGGTGGAGTAGTGTGTCAGATCCTGGTCAAGGCGCGATTGCAATTCACCTCTGTGCCGACCAATCCGGCGCAGATAGCAGCGTTCGATATCCAGATGCGCGATGTGCATTTCAATCCGGAGTATGCGCAGTCCGTCGTCAATGACACGGACGATGCCGACGAGGTTTGCGCCATCCTGGCCAAGCAAACAAACCAGTGGACTACGGCTGATCGGCAGAAGCTCCTAGATGTGGTGAACGAGGTTTGTGGCGGATATCCCGCCAGTTGATACATGGAAACTCTGCTGTGGGCGCTGGGCATTCTGGTGACGATTCAGATCGCTATCACGGGATGGTTTGCCACCCAACTATGGGGGCACGTGTCTGAGTGTCGCCATCGGGATGCTCTGATTGAAGGCCACGATCACGATATCGAACGCATGAAAGCCGATATCGGCACCCATGAAACTGGCTTGCGAGGGGCGGTACATCGGACAGCGAATCAATGCACAGCCCTCGAGATGCGGGTGGGTTCTTTGGAGCGCAGATGAGCGATCTCGCCCAACAACTCGTTGCCGAGGAAGAGGGCAGAGACCCGTGTGTCTATCGGGACTCCTTGGGGTACTGGAGTATTGGAATCGGGTGCCTGGTCGATAAAAGCCAATTGGGTGCCGGTCTGTGTGACGCTGCAATTGATGCGCAGTTCGCGCACGACTCCGCCAATGCTCGCTCGATTGCGGCCCGATTCCCGTACTTTGACGAACTGAGCGACATACGCAAGGCCGTATTGATCTCCATGGCCTTTCAGCTCACCACAAAGCCGCTGCACTGGCCTGATTTCATGACTGCCCTAGGAGCCAAGGATTACGTGAAAGCCGCTGCGGCGGGCCGAGACTCTGATTGGTGGCGTGTACAAACACACACACGAGCGGAGAGGGCAATGCGAATGCTGGAAACTGATATCTGGGTGCCGCATAAGTGAACCTGCGAATCTTGAGTCACCGGGCCACTGCATATTTCCAAGCGACCTTATCCGTGGTTTTCATCGTCGGATACTTCAACGTGCTGTATGTGTTCCTCTTTGGGAAAGTGAAGGTACCCGGTGAATTTCACGACATGGTTCAGACTCTGATCGGAATCCTCACGGGTGCACTGGGGCTCATCATGAATTTCTGGTTTTCTCGCCAGCGTTCGAGCTCGGACAATCCCGCGTGACTGCAGTTCTGGCCATCCTCTCCAAGATCTGGCCTTATCTGCTCGCTGCTGCCTTGGGCGCGGCGATCGGCGGTTGGACTACCCATGGGGTCGATACCATCGCTCTGAACCGCCAGAAGGCTGCATATGCGTCCTACCAAGCGAGGGGGGCTGA